AGCAACAGAAAATAATACTGGAACACAAAATCAAACCCAACAACAGTCTGCAAGTGGTACGGCAACTGGAAAATTTGATATTAAGTCACTGGATGCAGCATCTGAAAGATGGTTACTTCTTCCTGATTTCTTTAAACTAGAATTAGTAAGAATGGGGTCAGGTGGGGATACTGCTAGTGCTAAACCACTACAAACACTAATAAGTTTCCCAACCTTCTGTGTTTTGGAAGGAATGACAATAAACTACACTCCAGATAATCAATATAATCCTATTAAGGTTGGGGAACAGACATCAAGTGATTTAGGTGTAATTGCTGTCAATTTAACTCTAGCATTCAGAGAAACTGCAATGCTAACTAAAGTTAACTTCAATAAAGATTATAAAGTAAAACCATTAGAGAATCCAAACGTATCAGATCAACTTCAATCACTGGCAAAAACTCAGAATAAGTAATCATGATTACAACTAACTTCTATTTCTCTCACCTTCCCGATGTATGGGTCCGTATGGGTCCATCAGATGGACCTAATCAACCATATGTTCAAGTAAAGAACATATTCAGGAATGTTGCTCTTGTAAATAATATACAAAAAGAATTTCTACTGTTCACCCCAGTCATAATCTCGGAGGGTGATAAACCAGAAACAATTTCATATCAGTATTATGGTGATCCTGCTTATGATTGGATCGTACTACTGTGCAATAACATCACAAATGTATATGATCAATGGCCATTAACATCTGGGGAACTATACAACTATGTTCAGAGACACTACACTGATTTAGATGCTCTAAATCAAATTCACCACTATGAATCTGTAGAGATTAAACTTGGTGATATTGTAGTGTTAGAAGGTGGATTGGAAGTAAATGAAAATTTCACTTATAGAAACCCACAGACAGGTATTTGGATGACTGGAGAATCAGTTCGTACATCAGTCACACTATATGAGCATTTAGTAAAAGAAAATGAAAAGAAAAAAGAGATATATCTCCTGAAGAAGACATATCTCTCACAATTCATTGATGAGTTTGATAAACTTGTTGCTTATGATAACGTTGAGAGTGAAATGGATGATATTCCATTCACAAGAACAAGCATTTCAGAAAACTATATTTGATGAAAAACCCTACAGTCAATTTTTACCTGCGGAAATTTTGACCCCTATCTGGGAATTTTAAGTCGATTTTGGTTTTGGGGGTCTTTGAAAAAAGAATCTGGATGGTCTCTTTAAAACACATCCAGATATATCCCCACTCTTCTTTAGGTGTTACAGACATTCAGTACTACTCAGCAAAGGAATACCTAGGATAACCAGAGTTTGTGAACCGCAAGCAAGTGGTAGTTGTCGATAGTACCTTCTACGTTCTTTTGGTATGGGAATCCATCGATTTCCTCTCCCATCTTGACAGACATAGACCCCATTAATTCGGTCACATCCAGGAATAGTACCAGGTATGTAGTCAATGTCATCGTGATATGCAAATACAGGTGTACTAAATGTAAGTAGAGCACCTAACAGAAGAAGATGTTTCATACCGATTCGACAATTACATCATACATTTGGTGAAAGTTAGATGTAGAGTGTGCCAAATCCGAAGATTCAAATTGCATTGCTCTACTTCTATCTAGCGTCCATTTACCATCGTCTTGATAATAGAGTTTACTATCACCATGTTCTCGGGTTGCAATGTACATCAGTCTTCCTCCGCAAGACGAGAGAACCAACTCATTTTATCCTCTTCATCATCGTCTGTTGCCACTGCTGCGACCTTAGTGCTCTTGAATGAAGTGATCTCCTCATTCCAGGACTCTTTCTTAGCAGGTGCCCACTCTTCATCTTCCTGAGTCTCCTGATCGATACGACGAACAGGTTTCACAGTAGAATTTAGGACGATGTTGAGACGTGCTTCCAGTTCTTCAAAGGTCTTGAAGTTGTTTGGATTCTCAAATTCAGCAAGTGAATAGCACTTCTTCCAAACTTTCTCTAGTTGCTCATCATCAAAACCACCGAGTGTGCTGGGAGATGCAAACTCAGACTTATCATAGTTCCAGTAACCTTCAACCTTACGGATCTTCAGTTTGAAATCAGCACCACCCCAAAGATCAAAGGGATTAACTGGTTTCTCATCTTTGAACTGAGGTTGCATTGCTTCCATCAGTTTGTCAAAGATCTTCTTACCGAACTTGTAAAGGAAGACTTTACCTTCATTCTCAGGATGTAGGGGATCTTCTACAATATAGATGTTTGCATAGTAAGAGAGTTTGCGTTTCTGCTTACGAGCAATTTCCTTATCAGCATCACTACCACTATTCCACAGTTGACGATTCATTTCACCAACTGGATCCTTCTTACCAAGAGTGGTAAGACTATTCTCAATATACCAACCACCAGGACCTTGGAAGGCATGACTCCATACCTTTGCCCAAGGAAGTTCTTCACCTTCAGGTTCTGGAAGGAACCGAATTACAGCATAACCATTACCCGACTTATCCATCTCGGGTTTCCAAAACCTCTCATCAGCACCATTAGAAGATTCAGGATTAGAAATCTTCTCCAATTCTTTGGTCAGTTTATCAAAAGCAGACCCAGAATTGCGCTTGAGTTGTGAAAAAGACATTCGTATTCTCCGTATTTGTTGTATTGTGTGGATTCGTTTGATTGCCACCATGTAATGGTAACACACTATTTAGGGGGTGTCAAGGTGTTCATGTATAAGCAGATCTTATCATACATGGACTCCAGGACTTTGGACATAGATTCACCACAAAGAACTTTGGATAATTTGTCCATATTATCCACAATCTCCCTGATATTATCATCTGTTCTGGCAACAAGTGATAATCGTGTATGGAAGACTCTTTGTTTCTCGATGAGAATTTGTGTTTGTTCTAGAAACTCTAGTTTCTCATCGTGTTCTAAATCTTTTAGATCTTCAACAATTGTTGATAGTCTATTATACAATCTTTGCATATCGTACAATTCCTTTTGCACGATGTCTGAACTTAAGAACTCTGACATTGTACTACCTTTTCCTTTATAATACTTTTGTATTCGGAAGAATCTATTTCTAGGAAGGGTGAATAATTCTTGACTTTGTTTCTTGCAGTTATCCAAATAGGATCTGTTAGGCACTTATCTAAGTGTGGTACAAAATTTAATATTTTGTTTAAAATTACTAAAGTCTCTAGACTTATTTCTTTCTTGAGGTATACCTTTAATATCTGTGGGTGAGTACCCCGTTTACATTCAAATAGAGTGTCAAAATTCTTAGAATATGGTTCTTGGATCTTGTCCAATAATTGATCTATTTCTTCCGAAAAATGATACTTTAATGATTGCTTCTTCTTCCTCCAATTATAATAATTCTTTTCACCCCTACCTTTAACGATCTCACCAACCCACATATCATCCTGGGTTGTAAATTGCGACACAAAGTATTCAACCAATGCGTCGTAATTATATTTATTTGCTAACTTATCAAAGAAGTACTTATCATTCCTCTTTTCATAGGAACTAAGAGAAGCACGACTCTTACCATTATACTGAAAAAAGTTATAGTTGTCGGAAGTGAAATGTAACTTCACAGACAAATATAACTTGTATACATCAAATCCTGTCATACGATAGGTAGAACTCCCATTGTTGTTCTTTTGATAAAGTTTAATTGTTGGGCATCATACTTTAACTTATCCTTTAATGGTTTAGAGATTAGTTTAGAAACTGTGTCTATTTCAATTTCATAGTTATCACATACTGCAATCACTGCATCAATGTAATTTGTTAAACCATTACTAGTCTTTACGATTTGTTCAACTTCGTCACTAAATTTCGATTGTGTCATAAATTTATCATCAAGATAATCCATTATTCTTTTCCCCCTCGAACTCTTGAATGTACTCTTTAAGGAGTGAAAAATATTTGTCTAGATCTTTCTTGATAAAAACCTGACATTCTCCCTCTTCTGTTGCAATAATAGTAACAATTTGTTCTACTTTTACACCAGTAAGTTCATAATACATTGCTGCGTATGCAGTTTCTTGTACAAAGTAATTCTCAATCCAACTCTCTTTCTTTGCTTTAGATGCTGTTTTAAAGTCAATTATAGAAAGGATCCCATCAAACTCAGCAATACAATCAACCCTACCAGCAAGACGTAGATAATGAGAGTAAAGAGGTGCTTCCAAAGCATGAATATTATTAATACGATTAACAACACTCTTGCAGATTTTGAAGAGAAAAGTCGAGAGAACTTCTTCATCATTGCACTTTTCGTTCTTGAGGTATGCCTCAATTATAGCATGAAGACTGGTCCCTCGTCTACTGGCACGTGTAGAAACCTTATTTGCTTCATCTTCACCAACTCGTTTTCTCCACTCTAGAATCTTTTCCTTAGAACGAATAGAAGTTACAGTAGTGACTGAAGGATACTTCTCCCCACTAGGAACTGGATAGAATCTCCTCCCATCTTCTTCCACGGACTCCAGTTCTAATAGAGGAACTGGAGTCCCGACAAAATTAAACATAATCAAAATCCCAAATTGATTTTACTAATTAGATAGGAACGAACTAATCCAGAACGAACAATATCTTCAACACCAAATTCAATACAACAAAACTCTTCCATGGTTTCTAGAATTTTCATAAAATCTAGGATTCCATTCTTTTCATTTTGCTTTACTAAGTCAGACTGTGAAATATCCCCAGAGAAAACGATCTTACAATCTTGACCCACACGAGTAATCATAGAATCAAGTTCATGGAAATTCAAGTTTGAAAATTCATCAACAATGATGATGCAGTTATCAAGTGTAACACCACGAATATAAGATGTACTCCAGAATGAGATAGTTTCTTGTGATCTGAGATTGTCATATAACATCTCAAAAGAATTATCATCTGGCATCTCAAACATATACTTTACCATATGCTTGTATGGTATTTGGTAAAGTGCAGATTTATCTTCATGGTCACCAGGTAAGAACCCAATCTCTCTAGTTGGAACTAGAGAACGAACGATATAGATCTTTTCGTATGGTGTATTTGGGTTTAGAACCTCTTTAAGTGCAAGATACAAACTGATAAAAGTTTTCCCAGTTCCTGCTGCTCCATGAAGAATAAGGTTCTTATCATCTTCCCAACATTCAAATACTTTCTTTTGTCCATCCGTTAACGGGTTGATCTTCAAAAGTAAATCATCATTAATTGGTTTCTTTCGTCTCATCTGTTTTGCAGACATAGTACCATTACTATTTCCATTGGCCTTGTTCTTGCGAGTTCTTACAGGCATATTAAATAAATCTACTAAGGTTTGCTCCAGGGTGTGCTTTTTGGACCTTACTCATAACCTCTTTAAATCCTTGGGATTGTTTGGGTTCTCCATAGGTTACACCACCAATACCAGCAGTCCAGTCTTTATCCCAATCGGGATTATTCTTTCTCCACTGATCATATTCTGCCATTGACAGATATAATTCTTTAGTTTCACCTGTTTTAGTATTAACTACTGGATAAGTAGGCATAATGTACACTCCTTAAGTTTATTTAGTTGTTTCTGTTACCCTTTCTGTAAACTCTTTCTTGAGTTCTTTCCTGATCTTCTGATAAAAGTCAAGAATATCATGATTATTATTGTAGACCAAACCACAGTCTTTTGCAATTTGGATTACTTCTTGGTTATTCATTGTGATGTCTCCATTTCATTAACACCAGAAACAAGTCTTACTCGATTAAGTGGGACTAGTTCTTCATATTCTTCAAGTCCAAGTTTATATCTAATTCTGACTTTATTAGATGATGGTAATGGATCTAGAATTATGCAGTAGACCCAGAAGGTATTTAATCCTTCTTGATGTTGATATTCGTAATACATATTAATCTATGCGAATACAAGGTTGTACATCTTCACCACATTCACAGTCTCCAGAACACCATCCAAGTGCCTCTGCAACCGTTGGGAATTGACAAATAAACACTTTCTTTGCTGCTTCAGCAATATCCATGTGTTCTTTCTGAGTACCGTTTGCAGAACGAAGATTGATATAATGGATCCATGAACGGCATGAGCCAGTCATATAGATACGAGTCGGAGTTGCCAGAGGCAGTACAAAACGAGCACATTCCTTTGCCACTCCTGCAGTAAGCATATCATCATACAAATCCATAACATCCGCAAAGACATGCTTTACACGACGTTCAAAACTTCTCTTCAGTTCAGGATCAAGATCATCAGTAGAGTTCTGACGATTCTTAGTGTCCTGCTTACGAAGTTCAGGAACAGGAATCTCTTCAGTTAGAAGAGAAGCATCAGCATACCGTTGTGAAAATTCTTGATATGTAAAAGAACGGTGACGAAGAATCTGGGCTGCGATACCACGATTGGTCTCAATCTCCAATGTCATAGAAGACTGTTCAAAAACAGACCAATGATTATGCTTAATACAATAAGCAAGCAACTTGGCATAGTTTTCGTTGTCTTGATTCGCAGGATTGCTAACTCTAGCAATATATGCCATTGTCTTTTCTGCATCTGGTGTTACCGAAACTAAACAAACTTTAGCCATTAGATCTTTTACCTCTCAATACTCTTGCGACAATTACAACCCCGAGGGATTCAACGTAACCTATCCTATCAAGACTGAACATTTTTGTCAAGGACATGTTGAAGGCAAACATGAACAACAGGGGCAGAATTACAAGATAAGCAATCAAACCATTTACAATGGCAACACCCTTTTCAATAGTCTCCTGTCGTTCTTGCTCTTCAAGTTGTTGTTTGATTTGTTCTTCAGTCTGTTCTAATTCTTTTTGTTCAATAGATCTTGGATCTAGGAAAATAGTAGTCTTTTTAGTCATCTTTCTTACATACCCATGGAGCACAGAGTCTCATTTCTCCTCCCAGAGACTGACACTCTTTAGTATAACATACATTTGGATCAATAGAACTATCAATAAATCTAGGTTTATCAACTTGAGAATCCTTTAATCCAGACTTTCTGATGTAATCATCAATAGCATGATCAACATCTCGTTTAATCCTGCGTTCTAATTTCTCAGGATCTTTAATAATAAACTCATTGAGCATAGTCTGCGGGAAATACTTTCTTTGAATTTCATCCAATAAGTCCCATATACCATCTTGCGATACCCCCGTACATTGAGAAAGAGCACAAATCAAAGAAGTTAAAACAACTCCTATGATTGCGTACTCTTTAATACCTGGTTTCTTCTTTCCAAAGTTGAAGTTCATTTCTTTTTCTTTTTAGTTTTTGGGTCTTCCCATAATTTAGGATTCACCTTACCATTTGTCCACTCAATTTTAATAACTTTGCTGAAGTTATCATAGTAGTAGTCAAATATATGTACTCTTTTATTTGCGATGCAGATATCAAATTTAACAACACCCTCATCCTCATATGTAACCAAATATGAATTTAATGGTAATGAAGTATCTTGTGCATCAATTGGATTACAATCCTGGTGATATACTTTGCAACTATACTTCATGAACCACGGTTCCCCCATACAATTTGAGGGAATGCCTCTTCGACTGTTGCTTTGGTAATTCTATACTTGGTTCCTAGTTTCTTATCTTTAACTAGAACTAGAACTTCTGCTTCAGATCTGTGAAGTCCTTCAAGCATCTGAATAAACATTGTTTCTCTTTTCATCTGAGGAATATTAGTTCTTCCCGCAGTGATAAAGTAATAGAACCTCTTTGATTCTTGCTCTAAAAGAGTATGCTCTGTACCTGCAGGTGCCTCGTTGGGTGTGTAAGGAACTTCACCTTCGGGTAAAAGTGATTCAACTGATTCATCAAAGTTCCAAATCAGAATAGATCTGAGTGTTTGGGTATTGTATTGATTTAATAGTTTAATCTTTTCTGCTTTGGTTTTGGCATTTGAAACCTTTTGCAGTACTTCAGAAATTAACAATCTCATTTTAAAATTCTCCTATTTTATCGAGCAAATCATTCAACCTATGCATAGCAAAGTATTGATACAACTTACCCCTTTTATGTGGGGTGATAGATTCGTAACTATCTATAATACTTTTCTCAACATCATCGGGAATAAAATTAAAGTCAATTAGTTGTCTATTCCTATTGTATTGTTGCATAGTCTTCTCATCTCGGCAGAACTGCTCTGGAGACATGTCTAACCACATTTCAATATTCTTTTTTGATAGTGGTTTCTGCCTTTTGTTTTCAACAAAAGTATCATCCTCAGACAAGAAGTTAGGAATACCGTCAGAACGATCACCCTTAATAGTGTGTTCTAGAATATATGCCTTTGGATCACCACCACTGATAAACTTCTTCTGGATGGGATTGTATTGTCTTACAAATTTATACTTTTGAAGTTGAATGAAATCTTTATCTCCAGACAAAATAAGAACCTTAACTGCAGGTTGCATATCACGTTGAAGTCTGATATTTACTGTTCCTTGATACTTACATAGAACAGCAATGATATCATCTGCTTCAGCACCATCTACATCCAGAATAGGATAAGGTAGATTGTCCCTGAATTCATCCCGTATTTTGTTTAGTGTATCAAAAATATTTGACCAGTTATGAGATGACTTCTCCCTATCTCGTTTACGGGTTCCTTTATAGTATTGGAATACTTTCTTCCTCCAATAATTCTTAGAGTCGTAACAAAGAACTAATTCACCATATTCTTTGTAGAACTTACTCCTATACATCCTTAATGAATTGAGGACCATGTGCCGTACAAGGTCCTCTTCAATTTCTTTACTATGTGCCAATTGCACCATCAGGTTTGAGATCATAACCTGATTCATATCAATGAGAATCATAAGATCTTATTCGTCTTCCTCGTCAATCATAGCATCATCGTCTGAGAAATGCAAGTAGAGAAGTTCATCTCTTAATACATTGCCATCATCATCGACCATCTCAGGATGCGTTACTGCTTTAGCATAAGCAGCATTATCAATAAAGTCTTCGATGTAGTCTTTAATCACCCAGGATGACAAAAATCCAATAATAAAAGATCCAATAGTGATAAAAAAAGATAGGTACAAAAACTGTAAACTTTCCATGGGTTTCCTCCGAACAACAACCTTTATAACGAAACCCAACCTCCTAATTTTGAACTATTAATATTTAGTGTCAAAGGAGACCATTGTTCTTAAAATGTTGAATTGTATCTGTACATCCACCTGTTCTTTTATTATCAACTACAACCTGAGGGAATGTAGCACCTGGTCCAAACTCATTGTAGAATTGGTCTCTATTAAATTGTTCATCAAGAACGTATTCAGTATAATCCCAACCTTTTAAGTTATAGACTTGTTTAATCTTGTCACAGAATGGACAACCTCTTTTCGTATAAATTACTGTAACATTAGGTGCTGACATCATTTCCTCCAGTATGAGAAATCGGAGTGGAGGGATTCGAACCCCCGACCCACTGCTCCCAAAGCAGTTGCGCTACCAAACTGCGCTACACCCCGAAACGGAAGAGGTGAGATTCGAACTCACGGTGCTCATCACACGGCAGTTTTCAAGACTGCTGCCATCAACCACTCGGCCACTCTTCCATTATAAGGGGGGTTTCCCCCCACAAGATTATATATCTCAGAAAGTATAACGTACTTTCAGTTCACCACCGAGAGCAAAAGAAGTGGAATCAAATCCATATTCACCAGCAACCTTTGCTTTACCAGATAGGTTTCCAGTGATAGGGAAGTTCACACCCACTTCACCAACAGCAACACCTTCGTTAGTGCCACCACTGTTCCACTCATAACCAGGACCAATTTCACCGAATACGGTCACACCACCAGTCTTTTGCTCGTAACCGACACGGAGTTCAGTTTGAGCACCAGTGAAATCACCACCATCGGTAATAACACCAGCAGCAGTGGTCTTGCTCTCAACATAAGGAGCAGCCATAGCAGGAGCAGAGATTGCGACTGCGGCAGCACCTAGCATAATAGAACGAATCATATTAATTCTCCTTTAGATTTTGTTCGTTTTGTTGTGAATCTTCATTCACGGGATCAAGTGTAGCAGGTTCAATTTGATCTGTCAAGTCCACTGGATTTAGGTCAAGGACTTTGATTGTATTAATCAATCCCTTGGATGATTTTCTGACTTTCTTAATTTGTCTTTTCATTTCATCCTGATCGTCTTTATATTTGGACATCACGTTCTTCAATGACTCTAATTCAATTAGAGAAGCAGCAAGTTTCCTGTCCCAAAATCCTCGACGATTATATGCAGCTTCAACCTCTTCATCTATTTGTGGTTGAAAATCATATTCTTCACTCATTAACCAACTCCTGTTACTTTAAATTTAACTTTAACCTTTTTATTATTGGGAATTCGTGTAGTTCCATAATACATCGATATTGGGAAATCGACTGTTACTTGATCACCAACTGAATATCCACTACCTGTAAATACTAATTGTTCTATTGTTACTTTAGTATCATAACGACTTGCCACACCAGGAACAGGTTCAAATCTAACCTGCATGATAGCAGAAAGTCCAGCAGATGGATTACCGTTCTTAGTAAATGGGATGGTTTGTCTCTGATAGAGAACCTTTTCCCTATCAGATTTATTAACCTTTCTCCATATGTAGTCACCATCCTCAACGATTAATGAAGATGCTGTTGCTCCACCAGACCATCCAGTTGTACTACTTGTCCCGTCAATATTCTCAATAACAATTTGTGATATTCCACTATTAGCAGATGTTCCAACTGAAGAATAAGACTGCTCATCAATTGAACCAGTTCTTATAGTTATAGTACTAATGGATTCATGAATTTCATTTAGTTCATCATAGAAACTAATCTTTGGCCAAATAGTTCCTGAAGGAGCTCCACTTAAAATATCAGTAATCTGAAGTCTTAGAGTATCTCCCTCTTTAACATCAAATGTGGGATGTAGAACTCTACCTTTCTTAGGATAAGTTAGTGTACTAAATTCATCATCAAGTAAAACATCACTACCATTCTTGGTAATCTTCATCTTCCATACAGTTTCATCTGCATCTCCAGAGATTATATCACATCCCCACGAATATAGAGTCATGTCACCATCCATCCTGATTGTGATGGTCTGATCAGTTTCATATTGGACAACATAAGATCCAGTACAAGTTCCTCCTTTGTTTGTTCCATCAATCTCAGAACCACATCCAAGTCTTTGAATAATAGGATCTTTGAATCCTACTTTAAATAGTCTATCAGTTTCACATCCACTTCTAACTTTAGTTGACATATAAATTGGTGGAAGTTTGTCATCTTTAAAGACATAACATTGCACACCTTCTGCTTTATAATTTGTTGCACCTTTCCACTTTAGATTGTAACTAATGATGACATCATCAAAATCTTTATCACCACCCTCCCAATCTTCCCATCCTTGAAATTTACCACTCCAAGATGTCCACTGCTGGTTCTGTGGATTTAATTGTCTGTTACTAAAGAATACATAATTGTCTCCACCCCCTGAATTACCTGAAGTACCAGCACGGGCATAGACCAGAGACCCCCCAGCATATGCCTGATACCCGACCCGTCCAGACCCCAGTGTGACCTTCTGGAAGGTCAGCTGAGTGCCGTCTGAAATGTTAGATGCTCCATTTCCACCAGGGATCAGAAAGAACCCTAGGGTGGCACCAGCATAGGTCTCCAGGTCTGTGGGTGAAACCGTAATCTCACCAGAACCATTAAAATCTGTTGCATTCTTTCTGATAACAAATCCTTTTTGTGGAACACCTGAAGCATCAGCAAAATAGTATCCCCAAGAACTCTTTTTACCAGCAGTTCCCCTTTGTGCTTTATATCTAATTACCATTGGTGCGAGGACTTTCAGTGGTAATCTATAGTGTAGTTTATTCTTTTCTGGTTTAAATACTTCATTAGGAATCAGTGGGACAATGCTATATCTGTGATCCACATGTGTTTGTCCACCACCTGCAGCACTACTTTGATAGTACCTATGAAGAGGCCAAGAGATCTCACCATCACATAAGTATCCTTGCATATTTTCATTGTTGGTTAAAACATAACCAAGAATGCCTTTAGAAATATATGATCCATTGGTCAATCTATTTGTTTCTGCAGATGGATCTGTGGTTAGGAAACTATCCTTCCTACTAGATGAATAGTAATGATACAGAGGTACAGAATCTTTGGTGGCATTCTTTAGGATCCAAAAAGCAGGGGCTGTATTTGTAATTTCCTCAACCCTCACATACCCAAGTGTAACTCCAGTTGTAGGAGAATTTAAGGGAAATGTTTCACCAACTGTATATCCATTACCACCATTATCAATTTCTTTTAAAACATAACGAGTGTCATAGTCTCCACCATCTGGTTTTGCTGCAATAACCATATCAAGAACACACCCTTTATTACCCAAAGGAAAGTCACGAGAATATCTCTTCTTAGGTTCACTAGGCCACCATTGTGCACCTGCTTCATTCACAAATGATTTATCCCTTACCATCAATTTCCAATCACCTTGGCCATATACACCATTGCTCTGTGCTTTTGAAATTGATACTCTCTTGACAGCACCACCTGATCCTGAGGGTGATAGACGAACATAACCACTAGGTGCATTATCGTCATTTACTGTGTAGTAGTAATCAGTTGCATCAGATCCAGCATATCTCCATTCATATACTGGGAGTCTATCTGGAACACAGTTAATGATACATGTTTTATCATCCTTGTTTCTATTAAATCCTGGTGGGAAGAATGTATCACCGTCTGTTGGTGAAGGGGACCATCCACCATAACCATCAGCATATGGTTTAAAGATACAGTTAATAGCATCTTGCACACATTGCTTCGGTGTAAAGTCTCCCTCAGTTGGATCCTTACATGGATTTCCATCAACAACTAAACAAGGAGTAGTTGCATTAAAATCAATAGCAATAGTCTTTGGTAATTTATCACATAACTCGGGAATAAATTTACATAGATCATTCAATGGACCAGTAAATCCAAACGTAGGTAATTGTAAATCTGGTTCTTCATCAAAGAATGCCTGAATAGACATTGGTGCCTGAGATGGATAACATAGTTGATCTAAGTTATCCGATAATCCCCTAACAGGGTCGGGCATTTGTGGTGCTGGAGTGAATACAGTTCTAGGATCACGAACAAAACTCCTAAAAACAGCACCAGGATCTTGCTCAACATTATTGTTATCTGTATAACAATGCTGATCTGGATTCTTTGATTGTCCTTTATTAGTATCTGCCATTACCTATCAAACACTATTGAATTAGTTTCTTCTGCTTTAAATTTGGTTTTAAAAATATCAATGCCGTTTTCAGGAACACATGTGCCACAGGTAAATATATCACAAGTGGCAAATCCTTTCTCTGGCCATGTGTGAATACTTATATGACTTTCGGATAAAAGTAAAATTGCAGTAACACCTTGTGGTTCAAATTTATGACTGGAGGATGATAACACAGTTGCACCTAATGTATTAGCAATCTCAATCATACTCTCAACAATATACTGTTCATTATCCAATAAACCAGCATCACATCTGTATAGTTCAAAAATTGCATGACGACCCACTTTTATTCCGTTTCTCATTACATGTGTTCCCCATCTTAGTTAAAATATTTAGACATAAAAAAGAGACCCTTTCGGGTCTCTCGGATGTTATCCAGTTTTAAATCAACCGATCGCAGGTGCTGTGAGTGCTACAGGAGTCATATCAGCAGCAGCAAGATCGAGAGGGAAGTTGTGAGCATTACGTTCATGCATCACTTCCATACCCAGACCACCACGGTTTAGGATGTCTGCCCAAGTGTTAATCACATGACCCTGACTATCCTGAATGGACTGGTTAAAGTTGAAACCGTTGAGGTTGAATGCCATGGTGCTAACACCAAGAGCAGTGAACCAGATACCAACTACAGGCCAAGCAGCAAGGAAGAAGTGCAGTGAACGTGAGTTGTTGAAGGATGCATACTGGAAGATTAGACGACCGAAGTAACCATGAGCAGCTACAATGTTGTAGGTCTCTTCTTCTTGTCCGAACTTGTATCCATAGTTCTGGGACTCGTTTTCTGTCGTCTCACGTACAAGACTAGAGGTGACAAGAGATCCGTGCATAGCAGAGAAAAGAGAACCACCGAAGACCCCAGCAACTCCCAGCATGTGGAAAGGATGCATGAGAATGTTGTGTTCTGCCTGGAAAACAAGCATGTAGTTGAAAGTTCCCGAAATCCCCAGAGGCATTGCATCAGAGAAGGATCCTTGACCGAAGGGATAGACCAGAAACACTGCGCTAGCAGCAGCAA